GGTTATGAAACACACCGGTGATGTTAAACAAGCAGGCAAGGCTATGATGGATGAGTTGAATACTCTACACAGAATGAGTCAAGGTCAGCAAGGTGTGGCAGAAGGCTTCAACGGCGAGTATGATGATGAAGCAGGAATGGCTGACAACAATCTTGAAACACTAAGACGCACAGTTGATGGTATCGATCAAGTTATTGACTCTGGAGACAACTTACCAGAATGGTGCCAAGAAAAAATTGCTGTGGCCAAATCAATGTTAGTTGCTGTATGGGATTACATGCAGTCTGAAGAAGAACGAGGCGCAGAAGTAACTGAACATAAAAAAGGTGTACGTGCTATGAAGCACACAACCAAGCCTAGAAACTTTGTTGCTAAGAATGCTGCCGCTACAACTAGCGGTGCTGGAGCACACAAGGACAAAAAGAAAGCTGTCAAGCAAGGCGAGACAAAACATAAAAATAAAGAAATGACTTACGAGTCAAAATTATTTTCTGCTTTAGATCAACGTCTTAAAAAATAATGCGAATTAACGATTTGCTAGTTGAACAGGTCCAGAACGAAGCAGACTTTATGACAGTCATGCGAGCGTTATTGCCCCTAGCAATGAAAGAATTAGGCATAGAAGGCTTACCAAAAATTAAGTTACAGCCAAGATTAGAAGTTGACGAACAACCTAGCTTTGGTCGATTCGTTGATGAAGAAAATACAATATACCTAGCACTAGAAGATCGCCATCCTTTAGATATAGCAAGAACCTTTGCCCACGAATTAGTTCATTTTAAACAAGGCATTGAACATAGACTAAATCCAGATAGCGGCGAAACTGGTAGTCCAGAAGAAAACGAAGCACACGAAGTCGCAGGCGTTATCATGCGTCACCTTAATAAAGCACATCCAGAATTCTTTGACGCAGACTCGATTAACTTAACCTAGTTTGGAATTTCTTTTCCAGACAACAAAAATCCTTTGACTTTCTAAATACTAGTGTGTATAATATACAGACATAGGAGATATTATGAGTAAAGCATTTGGAGCCCCAGAGCAAGCAAAGATCAAACAAATCGTTGCTGAAGGTATGACTGTTATGCAGGAAATTCAAGACCTAACAGAAGGTTTGAATGAAACAATCAAAGCAGTAGCCGAAGAACTAGAAGTTAAACCTAGTGTAATTAAAAAAGCGATTAAGATCGCACAAAAAGATACATGGGATCAAGTATTCCGTGAATTTGATGATCTCGAAACTATCGTCGATATCAGTGGACATAGCTTCCGTAAAGAAGAGTAATGGATCAATTCATTAACGCAGTTAAAAATATATTCCTATGGGCCAAGCGTGATTACACAGATTGGCCTTCACGATTTATTCTAGAAATTACAGCATGGGTGATGAGTCTTGGCTGTGCTCTAGTACTGGCGGCTGGCGCAACTGATCCGTTGTTTTTTTGGCTCTATCCAATCTTCATAGCGCAATGTATGATTTTTGGTTGGGCGGCTTGGACACGTAAAAGTACAGGTATGGTAGCAAATTACGCCTTGTTGGTCACAATTGATTGTATAGGCTATGTTAGACTAATAAATATGTAAGAACACGGCACAGCGAGCCACAAGTCGCTAAAAAGATGGTCAGTGAGCCATAAATCACGAGGAGAAAATATGAGTTATGTCGATGCCATTTGGAATCGCGATAAAGACATCATCAGAGTTGTCGAGCGAGATCCAAAGAAGGGTAGAATCTATACAGATTATCCTGCCCGTTATGTTTTTTATTACCCTGATGCCAAAGGAAAATACTATTCTATTTTTGGCGATCCCTTAAACAAGGTGTCAGTAAAGAACTACAAAGAATTCCAAAAAGAACAAAGAATACACAGCGGACAAAAGCTGTATGAAAATGATATCAACCCCATATTCCGTTGCCTAGCAGAAAACTATCTAGGCAAGGATGCGCCAAAGCTAAATGTAGCGTTCTGGGATATTGAGGTAGACTTTGATCCAGAACGTGGCTACGCTAGTCCAGACGATGCGTTCATGCCAATTACTGCGATTGCTGTTCACCTACAATGGTTAGATACGCTAGTATGTCTTGCTGTACCTCCAAAGACTCTTACAATGGAGCAGGCGCAAGAACAAGTTAAAGAATTTCCTAACACTATTCTGTTTGAAAACGAATACGAAATGTTAGACACATTTTTAAATTTGATCCAAGATGCGGACATATTGAGCGGATGGAATAGTGAGGGATTTGATATGCCCTATACTGTTAATAGAATCATCAAAGTATTAAGCAAAGAAGATACACGCAGACTATGTTTGTTTGACCAATTTCCTAAGAAAAGAGAATACGAAAAATATGGGAAAGATGCTGTTACATATGACTTGGTTGGTCGTGTTCATCTGGACAGTCTCGAGTTGTACAGAAAATATACATACGAAGAAAGACACACCTACAGGTTGGATGCCATTGGAGAGATGGAGGTAGGTGAGAGCAAAACAGTTTACGAAGGTACTCTGGATCAACTTTACAATAACGACTTTCGTAAGTTTATTGAATATAACAGACAAGACTGTGCACTTCTTAACAAGCTAGATCAGAAACTAAAATTTATTGATCTTGCTAATAGTATTGCTCATGAAAATACTGTTCTACTACAAACAACAATGGGTGCGGTAGCTGTAACAGAACAAGCGATTGTAAATGAAGCTCACCATAGAGGAATGGTTGTTCCCGGAAGGCCAAAGCGCGATGAAGACTTAGAAACTCAAGCGGCGGGTGCGTATGTAGCATATCCGAAGAAAGGTCTTCATGACTGGATTGGATCAATGGATATTAACTCACTATATCCGTCAGCGATTCGAGCATTGAACATGGGTCCAGAAACTATTATTGGTCAGTTGCGTCAAGATTATACACAAGCAGAAATTTCTACTAAGATAGCAAAAGGTTCTAGCTTTGCCGCGGCATGGGAAGGTAAGTTTGGCAGTAACGAATACGAGTTTGTTATGGCTAAGGATCGATCAAACGATATCACTATCGATTGGGAAGATGGAAGAGTAGATGTGTTAAGTGGAGCACAGATATACGAACTTATATTCGAAAGTCGACAACCCTGGATGATCAGTGCCAACGGTACTATCTTCACTTATGAGAAAGAAGGTATTATTCCTGGATTGCTAGCAAGATGGTACTCTGAGCGTAAAGACATGCAGAAGAAATTAAAAGAGGCCATAGATGCTGGAAATAAAATTGAAGAAGAATATTGGGATAAACGTCAGCTGGTTAAAAAGATTAATCTTAACAGCCTGTACGGTGCTATCCTTAACGCTGGCTGTCGTTTTTTCGACAATCGCATTGGTCAGTCAACCACCCTTACCGGGCGTAGAATCGCTCGGCATATGGCCTCAAAAGTAAATGAAGTTATCACAGGAGAATACAACTATCTTGGAAAGAGTGTAATCTACGGAGACACTGACTCAGTTTACTTTAGTGCTTACACAACTTTAAAAAACGATATTAACAAAGGCCTAGTTCCTTGGGATAAAGATACGGTTGTTAGCCTGTATGACACTATCGGTGAAGAAGTCAACAACACATTCCCACAGTTTATGCTAGACGATTTTCATTGTCCTAAGAGTCGCGGGAACGTGATTAAGGCAGGACGAGAACTGGTTGCTATCAAAGGTTTGTTTATTACCAAAAAACGGTATGCTGTATTGTACTATGACAAAGACGGTAAGAGGCAAGATGTAGGCGATAAGCCAGGTAAGATCAAAGCTATGGGCCTGGACTTGAAGCGTAGTGATACTCCAGAATTTATGCAGAAGTTTTTAGAAGAGGTATTGACCAAAGTGCTTAACAACGCACAAGAAGAAGACATTCTAGAAATGATAAGTAAATTCCGAACAGAGTTTAAAGCAAGGCCAGGTTGGGAGAAAGGTAGTCCCAAACGTGCTAACAACATTGCGGAGTATCAAGCCAAAGAAGTAAAAGCAGGCAAAACAAACATGCCCGGACACGTTCGAGCCAGCATTAACTGGAATACCCTCAAACGTATGAACGGTGACAAGTACAGTCAACAAATTGTAGACGGTATGAAAGTTATTGTTTGCAAGATGAAAGAAAATCCACTTGGATATACCAGTGTTGCGTATCCAGTAGATGAACTACGTTTACCTAAGTGGTTCCAAGAACTTCCATTCGATCACAGCGAAATGGAAACAACTATTATCAATAATAAACTTGATAATCTTATTGGCGTACTAGAATGGGACTTAGAATCAACGACCCAAGATAATACGTTTGGCAGTTTATTCAGCTTTGAATAAAATTTATTTGACAAAAAACATTTTTCTAAATATACTATACAAAAGGACATTAACATGAAAGACATTCTTCAAGACATAGTAGGTCACACACATAACCTTGGTTTCCTAAATATCGTGAAAATTACTGGAGACGAAAAGGCAACTTTAATCGACAGTATGGCAGATGACCGTAGCGTTATCATGTACGCCGAAACTGCTAATCCATATCCAGATATGATTGGCGTATTCGGTATGCCACAAATGAACAAACTCAAGTATCACTTGGATTGTCCAGAGTACAGAGAAGATGCCAAGATTGAAGTAGTAGTAGCAGATCGTAACGGTGATACTATTCCAGTTGGTCTTCACTTTGAAAACAAGGCCGGCGATTTTAAAAACGACTATCGTTTTATGAATACAGATATCATTAACGAAAAGTTAAAGACTGTTAAATTCCGCGGTGTAAAGTGGGATGTTGAAATTAGTCCTACTGTACAGGCTATCCAGCGTTTCCAATTCCAAGCGGCTGCTAATAACGAGCACACAACTTTCTTGGCAAAGACAGACGGTGGTAAGTTAAAGTTTACATTTGGTGATGTTAGTACACATGGTGGTGAATTTATTTTTGCTACAGATGTTACAGGTACCTTAAACAAAGGTTGGACATGGCCAGTTATTAGTGTCCTAAGTATTTTAAAAATCGCCGATGCTAACAATGCTACAATTAGTTTTAGCAATGAAGGCGCAATGCAGATCACTTTAGATAGCGGTTTGGCAACTTACAAGTACATCATTCCAGCGCAGGCATGATAAACGGAATAGTCCAACACGGAAAATATATGTATGTACATGGGGGGCATGCCAGTGGTCCTCATGTTAATATGAGTAAGCCGTCTGCTGGTCTGGTTCGGTTTGACGGTACTAACTTACAGGTATATGACGGCAGTACTTGGATGACCATTCCCGGTTCATCTGCATCTGTTGGAATGAACTCGGTGGCAGAATCAGCAATTGATTGGGCTATGAAGAAGATGTCGGAAGAACAGGAATTTTTGGAGTTGGCAAAAACTTCTAAATCTGTTACAATAGCATTAGAAAACCTAAATAAAGCCAAAGCAGAACTAAAACTAATAGCCACATTGGCGAGAGAACACGATGAAGAAACCACCAGTTAATTTAACACCACTACAGAAAGACTATGCTGTCTATTTGCCAGCTATCAGTAGTTTTTATAGTACCTATGTTGCTAAACAACGATTAGAAAAATTTGTATCAGATGATCGTATCCCTGATGGATTTGATCGTGGCATTGAAGGAATGAATTTCCTTAATCCGGAACAAGGATACTTTACATACAAATATGCTTTGTACTCCGCAGGTCACGCACAACTTGATCTTGAAAAAAGCCTAGAACAAGAATCAATGATTCAGCAACGAGATCGTGGTAACACGATGATATTAGGTGACTCTGGTGGATACCAGATTGGTAAGGGTGTTCTTAAGTTTGATTGGTTAAACTTTGAAGGTAAAGAAGCTAACAAGACTCGACAAAAGATTTTAGAGTGGTTAGAACTAACTGCTGATTGGTCTATGATGTTAGACGTGCCGACTTGGGCCTGTGACCATATACATAGTCCAAAGACTGGGTTAAAAACATTTGAAGATTGTCTAGATAAGACAAAATTCAACAACAAATATTTCTTAGATAATCGATTAGGACAAACTAAATGGCTTAATGTATTACAAGGTGGAGATTGGGATACTGCCGAGAAGTGGTATAATGGAGTAAAAGAATTTAGCGATCCAAGTGGACCTTATGCTGGTAAAGAAGCAGAAGGTTGGGCATTCGGTGGTGCTAACATGTGTAAGATGGATATCACACTCAAGCGTCTAATGACCTTGCGTGAAGATGGTTTGCTAAAAGGTAAGAACTGGATCCACTTTTTGGGTACAGCACAGTTAGATTGGTCATGCTATCTAACACAAATTCAACGACAACTTAGGAAACATATTAATGAAGAAATTACCATCTCTTTTGATTGCGCCTCACCGTTTATCGCAACAGCACACGGACTTGTCTATACAAACGCACAACACACAAATAAAAGGTGGAGTGTTATTATGGACAAAGCACCAGATAACAAAGCACTTTCAGAGTCAGACATCCAATTCCCATTCGAATCAGAAATTGGCAGCAGATTAGTAATGACAGATATCGCCTACTATGACCTAGGCGAACGCAAGACAAATATAGAATTAGGTGTAGATTCAAAAGGCAATCAAGTTAAATTTGATCACCTAAATCCAGAGCACTATAATATAGTACCTCGTAAAAACAAACTTGATAAAATTCCAAATAAAACAAGTTGGGATAGTTTTTCTTACGCTCTAATGATGGGACATAATGTTGAATGTCATATTAAAGCTGTTCAACGTGCTCAACAATTAATGGATATTGAGTGTACTAGATTTAAACCCGATTGGAGAGATTTCTTTTTAGAAGGCAAGAAAGAAAAAGAATTTAGTGACTGGGTTCCCCGCAGGATTCTTTATTTCTCTACATTCATTGAAGAACTATTCAATACCAAAACTAAAGACGAAGCATTTGCGTTAATTGATAGTGCGTTAGTATTCTTGCGTACTTTAGAAGGTGCTCGATTACAAGGCGGACCTGTTGCCTATGGTAACAAAGGTCTGTTCATAGAAGAAGAGACAGCAGTTAAGAAAACTAAAGATGGTGAAATAATTTTTGATCAACAAGACGATAACGAACTACGTGTACTAGAGGAAAAAATTCATGAATCGTGATTATGCATCTGGTACAAGTGAAGAAACTTTATTCTTCACTGGAAAAGAAATTGAGCATAGTGCCGCTTACGGAATGGATACATTGTTTGTAACTGGTATCCAAAACCCTGCTGAAATTATTGTGTTGGCTAAACAAGAAAAAGTTAAACATATATATTTTGGAGCGAATCAAAGTTTTAATCCTCGAAGTACTGATGAATTGAAACAATGGGAACTGATGATTGTCTCTTTACTCAAACAAGATTTTTGGGCGACACTAGATTTTGATATTAAATTTGCCGAAGATATTTTAGAATGTTCATTTAACGACTATCGAAAATTTATTCCTATGATTTCGGCAAAACTTCCCCACTTGACAAAGTTTAATTACAATGCTATACTAAAGATTGATGATAAGGACTTCGAGGCAACTAACCCCGGAGTTTGGACTCATAGGTTACATGATTTATTGGATCATAGTAAGTTCACAGATTGGGATCAATACAAAGAGGATGAGATTATCAAATGAAAGAATTTTTAGTTAAAGATCAGCCCGGATTTAGAGTTCGCGTAACAATTAAAGATGTGCTAATGCCATCAGATTTAAAGAACATCGAATTCCATCAAGAGTGTAAAAACGCAGACGGAACTGTTACCGATACTAGCGTATATCAGTTCTTTATGACAGAAGAAGAAATTAAAACGCTAGCCCAAGGACTTACAGCATGAGTGATCTATCAATGATTTGGGTCACCTTCCGTAAAGAAGGTATTCATATGTACCCTGCCGCGGCAACTGATCCTAAGTTAGCCACAGGCGACGAATACGATGTCAGTTTCCTTGGAACTCCGCATCGTCATATTTTCCATTTTAAAGTCGCTATCCAGGTCTTCCAAGATGATCGTGACATTGAATTTATCCAGTTTAAGCGTTGGCTTGAGAAGTGCTACAATGATGGCATTCTTGAACTCAACCACAAATCCTGTGAGATGATTGCTCGTGATTTAAACGACACCATCAAAGCAAGATATCCCGGTCGTAAGACTGAGATTGAAGTAAGTGAGGATGGCGAGAATGGCGCTACCCTTACGTTTTTTAACCATATTTCTACAATGGAATCTTAAAATGGCACAACCAGCCTATATTCAAAAAACCCTTTTTATGAAGCCCGAAGTTAAAAAGATCTTTGACGATCTTGATGCTTGGTTAGACCATTGCCGGCTTAACCTTATTAATTACGATCCTAAGGATCTTTACAAATCTCAAGAATATAGATACTTCGCTCGTCCTGCGTGGAACGGTGAGCGCAAACCTTACCTAGGTAACAAACCACGCTATAATAACAATAGGAACTAATATGACAGTATACCTCGTAGATCTCGAGGCTGTTGAAACTAGGTACACGGGTCAATGGAAGACTCATGTACCTAATCTCTTGCGAAAGGCAGGACACAATGTTCAAATTATCTCTGGTCCCGCAGATATCCCTAGTGCTACTACCCCTGGGGCTTTTCTTAATTTTGGCGGCACAAACATCTACAAAGCTCGGCAGGTTGAGCAGATGGGTCGGCTATTTTGCGACGGAGCCGTTCATGCAGGTGATCATTTTATATTTACTGATGCTTGGCACCCTGGTATCATCAATCTCAAGTACATGAGTGAGTTGCTGAATATTCCAGTAACTACACACGGGCTTTGGCATGCTGGCAGTTATGATCCACAAGATTTTCTTGGGCGCTTAGTTGGCGCTAAGAAATGGGTTAGACACGCTGAGAAAAGTTTCTTTTATGCGTTTGATCACAACTATTTTGCCACAGACTTCCATATTAGGATGTTTGTAGACAACTTGTTAGAAGACGGTTTCAAGAGTGAAAATCCCTGGTATGAGTTAGATTTTGAAGATTATCAAACTAGTGGTAAGATTGTACGCACAGGTTGGCCTATGGAGTATATGGAAAATACATTAACAATGTATAAGAACATGTCCAAGCGTGATCTTATTTTGTTTCCGCATCGCATTGCTCCAGAGAAGCAAGTTGAAATTTTCCGTGACTTGAAAGAACATCTACCACAATATGAATTCGTTGTGTGTCAGGATCAACAGCTAACAAAGAATGAATATCATAATTTGCTAGGTGAAGCTAAACTAGTGTTCAGCGCAAACTTACAAGAAACGTTAGGTATTAGTTGTTATGAAGGTGCTATTGTAGATGCTATTCCAATGGTTCCGGATCGTTTAAGTTATACAGAAATGTATTACGATACATTTAAGTATCCGGAGATGTGGACCCGCAATTGGGAAAATTATGTCGGGTATCGCCCACAGCTATGCGCTCAGATTATTCAGTACATGACCAATTACGATAAATTTGTTCCTACTGTACGAAAGCAGACATCGGATCTAACAGAACATTTCTTTAGTGCTAATAAACTATTGGGAAATATTAAATGATTGATTTAAAAATTGGAATTGTAGGCTTAGGATTTGTTGGAGAAGCGATTCGTAATTCATGCGATTGGGGCTTGGGGCATGTTGTGTGCGTTGATTCAGATGCGCGAAAAGGACATGTCGGAACTTATGCTCAATTAATGGAGTGTGAAGGTATATTTGTATGCGTCCCTAGTCCTACCAAAAACGACGGAAGTTGTGACACAAGTATTTTGGAAGATGTACTTTCTAAGCTAGAAGGATTCAAAGGTGTTGTTATTTCTAAAGTAACGGCACCACCGGATGTATATCAACGACTTGGAGAGAAATATCCTAACCTAGTACATGCTCCAGAATTCTTAACTGCCGCTAATGCCAATAGAGATTATTCCAACGCTCAATGGAGTATCATCGGTGGTAGCGTTCGTGCTTATCGACACGAAGCTGAGAGGATTATTAAACTAACTCAACCCAGTTTAACAACAATCAAGTTCTGTAGTATTGGAGATGCCGCGCTAGCCAAATATGCTATCAACAGCTTTCTAGCAACTAAAGTGATTTTTATGAACGAGCTATACCAACTGGCAGAAAAGGCTGGATTGAATTATGATATAGTTACTAATTTGATCAAGCAAGACAGTCGAATTGGAGACAGTCATATGCGTGTTCCAGGAACTGACGGATCTTTAGGGTTTGGTGGATATTGTTTCCCAAAAGATACAAACGCACTACTCAAATACGCAGAACAAGTAAAATCACCAATGAACGTATTAGAATCAGCAGTTAAGAAAAATACGTTGTTAAGGTTGACGGAACCTAAATAAAGTAGTAAAATAAAATGTCATCCTCGACATAAACTCGGAGAATAAAAATGAAAACAAAATTTACACCTGATCCTGTAATTGAATCAGAAGATAAACCAAAATTTAAATCAGACGACTACACCCCTCTCGGTAAAGAAGTCTACGTCAAAGCCGCAGATATGATGTCTGACAAAGGTTACGAAGAAGCATACTTAGCTGATGTAATCCGTTTTAAAATGAAGCGTGATAACAAACGTTTCTGGGCAGGCGACAACATAAGCGACTACGTCGACGATGAAAAGAAAAATCAACTAATCGATGAAGCAACAGAAGCATTTGAAGTGGTGCTCGATCGTTTGCTTATAGATCGCGAAAACGATCCAAACTCAAAAGGTACAGCTAGACGATTAGCTAAAATGTACTTCAATGAAATAATGGCAGGAAGATATGAACCAGGACCAGACGCAACCGCTTTCCCTAACGATTCGGAGGATCGCTACGAAGGCATGCTGGTTGTACGTAGCGAGCTTCGTAGTATGTGCAGCCATCATCACCAACCTGTTTCTGGTGTTGCTTATATTGGTATTATTGCTGCCAACAAGCTCATCGGATTGTCCAAGTACACACGAATTGCCCAATGGTGCGCCAGACGAGGTACACTCCAGGAGGAACTTTGTAACGACATTGCCCGCGAGATTAGCAAAGCAACTGATTCAGAAAACGTAGCAGTCTACGTTCAAGCAGTACACGGATGCTGTGAGAACCGCGGCATTATGGCGCATAGTTCATTAACTCAAACTACAGTATTAAAAGGTACATTTAAAGATGATCCTCATACAAAGAAAGAGTTCTTCGATAACATTAAACTTCAACAAGAGTTTGCGCCTCGATGAGATACATTACAAACAAATTTGAAAGCATCCGTTTACCGGTAGAAGATGGATTGTTAGAATGGTTACAAGAAAACTATCCAAATTCTAAATATTATATTAAGGAAGATTAATATGGCAACACGTAAAAAGAAAGAAACAGTGACAATGGAAATGCCTGGCACAATCGGCGGGGCAAAAATTATTCTGCCAGAAAATATACCTTCAGGCGGATGGCCTATGATGAATCAAGGCAGTCACTTAACAGTAAAAACATTCGAAGATGGTCGAACAGAACTTCTTTGGGATGACGAGGCCTTGCTCAGAGATGTGCGTGAAGCTATTGCTAGCGTAGAAAATAAAACAAAAGGAGATTAAAATGTTTGGAGCAAATTATACAGATGGCGGTTTGATAAACTATCGTTCAGCAGAAGAAATTAATAGTGCGATGGGTCGTGTTTACGGACATATGAGCCTAGCAGTTATTGTATCAATGTTTGTCAGTTACTTTGTGGGCTCTAGCCCAGAATTGCTACAGTTCTTTTTTACCGGTGTGCTAAAGTGGATTGTAATTTTTGCTCCACTGGCGGCAATATTTGGTGTTAGTTATGTACTAGGTAACAATCCTAGCAAAGGTGTAGCTCAATTGTGCTTACATGGTTTTGCGGCCCTGATGGGATTGAGTTTTGCTACAATCTTTGCTGTGTTCACTATGGGTAGTATTGTGTCAGCATTTATGGGTGCGGCAATTTTATTTGCTGTAATGAGCGGCTACGGCTACTTTACCAAACGTAGTCTAGACAGCATGGGCAAGTTTATGTTCATTGGATTGATTGCCATTGTCATTGCCAGCATTGTTAATATCTTTATTGGCAGTACTGTAATGCAGATGGTTATTAGTGCCTTGGCAATCATTATCTTCTTAGGACTAACTGCCTATGACACACAACGTATTCGAGAAGAACTAAGTGTAGATACTACACCTGCCGCAGAGGTTAGCGGTGCGCTAACTCTGTACATGGATTTTATTAATTTGTTTATTAACCTATTACAACTGTTCGGTGACAAAAAGGATTAAAGATGTTTTTAAAATGGCTTGAGAAAAATGACCGCAAACGTATCATTATGGATCGGCAAAGTAACGAGCCATATTTAGAACGCTATTATATATTCCTAAAAGATCGTAAAAAGTTTCCATTCAATGCTTTTATACATAAGTTTCTTAAATCAGATCCCGACGAAGTTCATGATCATCCGTGGCCTTACGCTACACTTATTTTAAAAGGTGGTTACTGGGAATGGATTCCAAAGTTTGATAGTATCGGAAAACAGTTCGGTGAATATCGAGTGTGGAGAGGTCCGGGACATTTTCGTGTTTGTAAATCGACCAGCTATCACAGGATTGAATTAGATCCTAACATCACAGCGTGGACATTGTTTATACCAGGTCCACAAAAAAGAGAATGGGGATTTTTAGTAAACAACAATTGGATACACAACGAACAATTTTTGAAAGAGAAACGTGAACAAGCTAATAATTAACAACACAGAATATAAAGGTCTAGTCAACGATATTTGTAGAAATATCGCACTTGAAGATTGGACTCCGGATTATATCGTAGGCATTACTAGAGGTGGACTGCTACCAGCTGTAATGATCAGTCAATACTTTAATATCAAGATGAATAGTTTAGACATTAGTCTACGTGACGGAGGAGACTGTGTCAGTAACCTAGGTATGGCCGAAGATGCTTACAAAGGAAAGAAAATTCTTATTGTAGACGACATTAATGATACTGGTGCTACGATAAATTGGATTATGGAAGATTGGCCTAGTGGCTGTTTTCCCGGCGACTCAATCTGGAACGAGATATGGGGAGACAATGTTCGATTTGCTGTAGTAGTTGATAATCTGGCAAGTCAGAGTAGAGTTAAAATGAACTACGTTGGCATAGAAGTTAACAAATCAGAAAAAGATGTTTGGATTGAATTTCCTTATGAGGAGTGGTGGGCAAAATGAGTATTGTACAACAGAGAATGATGGAACTAATGGAGCCAATCGAACGTCAAATTATGATGTGCGATAATCGAGAAGATCTCTTGATGATGGCATGTGCTATGATGACAACAGTTAAAGATATTTTTGATAATGAACTTGGACCAGAGGGTCGTAAGCAGATGTTTAAGGACTATACATGAACACTAAAGAAAAAGAAGTAATGGACATTCTACAAGAAGAATGTGCCGAAGTAATTCAAGCAGTAAGTAAAATTAGTCGATTTGGAATTGACAATTTTAAACCAGGTAAGCCAAAAACTAACCGAGAACACTTAGAAGAAGAACTTGGAGATATGCTCGCAATGATTGACATCATGCTAGAGAAGAGTGTAATATCATTAGAGCATTTAGAAATTGCTAAAAAAGCAAAAATAGAAAAACTAAAGAAATGGTCAAACATTTATGAGTAAAATTAAAGTAGCAGAATTATTTTATAGCATACAAGGTGAAGGACGTTACATGGGTGTACCGTCTGTTTTCTTGCGTACATTTGGGTGTAACTTTACCTGTCAAGGTTTTGGTATGCCGCGTGGTGAGCTGAGCAAGGAAGCAGATAATCTTGCCTTGCTTCAAGACATTCACGATACTCCTCCATTTAAAAAATATGAAGACTTACCTCTTGTAAGTACAGGATGCGATAGCTATGCTAGCTGGCATCCTAGCTTCAAAGACTTGAGCCCGTTGTTAACTACAGATGCTATTGTAGAACGCATTATGGAAATTCTTCCACACGGAGAATGGCGTGATGAACATCTTGTCATTACTGGCGGTGAACCGTTGTTAGGTTGGCAAAAGCAATATCCAGATTTGTTAAGACATCCTAAGATGGTAGGTCTTAAAGAAATCACGTTTGAAACAAACGGCACAATGCGGTTGACCAGTGTGTTCAAAGAATTCTTAACAGACTGGGCATTTGGTAGTGACGATAGAGAAATTACATTTAGTGTAAGTGCCAAACTTCCTTGCTCCGGCGAATCGTGGGATGATGCTATCAAACCAGCAGTTGTTTGTGACTATGAGGACTTTGGTACAGCATACTTAAAGTTTGTTATTGCTACTGAACAAGACTTTGCTGATGCCGAATGTGCTATTGCCGCATATCGTAAGGCAGGGTTTGAAGGTCACGTGTATCTAATGCCAGTTGGCGGTGTCGAAAGTGTCTACGCAATGAATAATAAAAATGTAGCATTGTTGGCAATGAAACATGGATTGCGCTACAGCGATAGACTACAAGTTCCTTTGTTTAAAAATGAGTGGGGAACTTAATGAGATTTGATTTTGTCGACATAGGTACTTGCGATTTTAATACCAGCGCAAGTGAAGTCTTGAAAGACGATCGAGCAAAAGTATTACTAATTGAGCCATTAAAATTCTATCTCGACAGATTACCTGTACACGACAATATATTAAAATCTAACGTTGCCATTGGAAATCAGCGAGGCGTTGCTTCAGTATTTTATCTAGAAGAAAAAACTATTGTAGAATACAATTTACCAGATTGGTTAAAAGGGTGTAGTACGTTAGGAAGGCCGCATTGGCTAGCTATTGATAACTTAAATCAAAAAGGTTTAAGTCATGATCTCATCAAACAACAACAGATAAATATAGTTACATTTAAGGATCTTTGTGAGGTATTTGATATACAATCTATTGGGAAGTTAACAATAGACACAGAAGGACATGATCATCTTATATTACCCGATGTTTACGAAAAAGTAATTTCCGGGTTTGATATTAAAACTATAATTTTCGAATACCAGCCTTATATGGGAAATACAGATCAATTAGATGAGTTGTCATTAAAATTTGAAGCCGCGGGTTATAAAAAATCCTGGCCAACTACTATGGACGTTAGATTAGACAAATGATTAAAAATATATTTAAAAAACTTACAGGACTAGATAAAATCGAAGCTGAGGTAGCCGATGCTACAAGGCGAAAAATTGAAGCTGAGGTAGCCGCTGAAAAGGCTGTTGAAGAAGCAAGACTCGCTAAAATTAGTCCAAAAGAACGTGCTACTGAAGCTAAAGAACCTTGGGTAGAAGTATTAGATACGCATGTTAACAAAGACAATGTTCGGAATGGTTTTTTTGAACTTGACTGGAATGAGTATTTTGTGTTACAATTACGTAGCAATGGTTATCAAGGTGATTCAGACGAGGTCATTGTAGATCAGTGGTTCCAGGATCTTTGCCGAAATATTGGTGCCGAGCAAGGTATTAATATGGAACGCAGAGCTAGTGGTTTTGTTAACGTAAACGACCTAGGCAACGGTAAATCCGAAATTTCATGACATACATTTTAGTAGACACAGCAAACACATTCTTTCGAGCTCGTCACGTTGTCAGAGGTACACTTGATGACAAAGTGGGTATGAGCATTCATACAGTATTGGGCAGTGTTCGAAAGGCGTGGAAAGACTTTAAAGGCGATCATGTGGTATTCTGCCTCGAAGGTCGAAGCTGGCGTAAGGATCATTATGCTCCGTACAAGAGGAACCGCACCGACGCTCGGGCTTCGCAAAGCCCTCGCGAAGCTGAAGAAGATCGAGTGTTTTGGGAAACGTTTGATCAGTTTAAAGAATTCATTACTGACAAGACTAATTGTACAGTCCTACAACATCCGCAATTAGAAGCTGATGATTTGATTGCGGGCTTCATTCAAGCACATCCAAATGACAATCATGTTATCATTTCGACAGATGGCGACTTCGCACAACTCATTGCTCCAAACGTAAAACAATATAACGGCGTCAGTGCTGTCACTACTACACACGAAGGATACTTTGATGAAAAGGGTAAACGTGTCATTGATAAGAAAACTAAACAAGAAAAGCCCGCACCTGACCCAGAATGGTTACTCTTTGAGAAGTGTATGCGTGGTGACACATCAGATAACATCTTTAGTGCTTATCCGGGAGTACGTGAAAAAGGCACAAAGAATAAAATTGGTCTCCGCGAAGCATATTCCGACCGGAACAATAAAGGATATAATTGGAACAACATGATGTTGCAGAAGTGGATGGACCATGAAGGTAAAGAACAGAGAGTAAAAGAGTGTTACGAACGTAATCAACTGCTTTGTGATCTTACAGCACAGCCCGCAGAGATACGACAAATTATAAATGACACAATCAAGACAGCAACGACAGCAGAAAAAAGCATTCCGCAAGTTGGTGTTAGATTGTTAAAATTTTGTGCGTCTTATGATCTTGTTAAAGTATCTGAACAAATTCAAAGCTACGCCGAACCGCTAAACGCAAGGTATATATCATGACTACAACTGCCAAACCATTAATTCCAAATAAGAGTTGGTTACTCGAAACTGACGGATTAAAAATTGGAACACTGAATAAAGAAAGGTCATCTTATTCTATTTTAAAAGATGGACAGAAGATTACTGTAGGCTCAGTCAAAGATGTTAAAGAAAAATTAGGTATTGAGTTTTACGATATTCCTAAAATAACAAAAATCGAAACTACTGAATACGGAGTTTATGACTTTCCATGTGGGTCAAAGCCATACGGCAGTGTTTACAATATACGTAAAAAATTACCCATCTATGCTAAAAGTACAAAAAGCAAAAGTCTGTACTGTGCCGGATACTATGTAATTAAATTTCGAAAAGGTTGGGTTAAAAGTTTCTGTCCTAAACTTATCACTTTAGAACGCTATCCATTTCAAGGCCCTTTTAAAACAGAGTTTGAAATGAAGCAAACACTCACTAGCTTAGGCAAAAAAGAAAATGAAACAAATTAACACATTACCGATAGAAAACTACCTAGAAAAGGCCAGAATTGCTTCTAAATCGGGTCAGAAAAATGTAGTTTTAGACATAAAAGATGCTATTGCGTTAGCGGACAGCCTAGCAGTTGTTATGACTCGATTAACAGGCAAATTAGAAGACCATATCGCCGAACTATCCAAACCCAAAGAAGAGGAAGTCATTTCTGTCACGATGGACGGGGGCGTTTTTCGTTAAATTCCTACTAAATAAATGCGTATATAACGGAGCGATACGCATTATGAGTAGACCAAAACCTAATATTCTTTTAGAACTTACTAATAAGAAAAATTACAAAACTGAGCAAGTTTTGGAAGCTGATGCCATTTGGGCCGTATTTTATAAAGATAAGCCGGTCAATTTAAAAACTAGCAGTATAGTAGCCCAGGATCTGGGACCTAAATATAAAAAGGTTAGTTTTTCAAACAGCGGCCATGCCTTTAATCTATCCGAAAGATTAAACAAACTATTCAACTGCCAAGACTTCTCTGTGTATAAACTAACCACAGGACAAAAGTTGCCAGATGGACCAAAGGACTGAAATAACCCGATACGTTCTTCAACAGGCAGATAAGCCACATGACGATGCGTATGTTAAAAAAATGCTTCCGGCATTTTGGATGAATCCGCGACAGAAGACCAAAGGTGGACTACGTCTAACTGATTCTGGGTGGGATTGGCTTAGACAGGCCGATCTTAAATATTATCAAATCGATCTCCCAAAAGAAATAGAATGGACTAACCAATTGATCATACGTTTGGATCAATTTATAGAGTGCCCATTTTACATAACCAAAAAATCCATTTACGTTTTCGGAGAAAGGATGGCTGTCCAATTAGTGCTGTTTTCCGGAAACATACAAAAATATGGGCTATCAAGGGCCATGGCTGTTGCTAGAGAACAACAAAAAAGTCATTGACTTTTTACCTGAATCCGTGTATAATTTATACATGCGTTAGAGAAACGCATTCACTAAATTAATTTTTTAAGGTAAAAAAATGGCAGAATCACTTAGCGGAAATCGAGCAGTTACTCCTAACGAAGCTAAAAAGAGCATTCGTAAGTGTGTAAAGATTAAGCGTCCAGTTTTTATGTGGGGCGCCCCAGGTATTGGTAAATCCGATATCGTTAAACAAATTGGTGACGAACAAGGTCGCGACGTTATTGACGTTCGTTTGTCACTTTGGGAACCCACTGACATCAAAGGTATTCCTTATTACAATAGTGACCAAGGTACTATGACTTGGGCTCCGCCTGCTGAACTGCCTACTGATCCAGAATCTACTGCGATCCTCTTCCTTGATGAATTGAATAGTGCGGCTCCCGCTACGCAGGCCGCGGCTTACCAATTAGTGCTTAACCGCCGTGTTGGTACTTATCGTTTGCCCGATGGTGTTAGCATTGTTGCCGCAGGTAACCGTGAAACTGACAAGGGCGTAACTTATCGTATGCCTGCTCCGCTGGCTAATCGTTTCCTACACTTGGAACTTAAAACTGACTTTGATGACTGGTTGATGTGGGCGACTAAAAATCGCATCCACGAACAAGTTGTGGGCTACTGCTCATTTGCCAAGCAAGATCTGTACGACTTTGATCCAAAGTCTAGCTCACGTGCCTTTGCTACCCCGCGTAGCTGGTCTTTTGTATCCGACTTGCTTATAGACGATGACTTAGAAGATAATACTCTTACCGATTTGGTAAGTGGTGCCATTGGCGAAGGGCTTGCTGTTAAGTTTATGGCACACCGCAGAGTTGCTAAACAGATGCCTAAGCCCGAAGACATTTTATCTGGTAAAGTACAAACTATTAACATCAAAGAGATTTCTGCGATGTATTCTTTGACCACTAGTCTGTGCTACGAACTTCAAGAAGCAGACAAGAAGCAGGCAAAAGATTGGAATACCCAAGCAGATAACTTCTTCAAGTTTATGATGGATAATTTTCCAACTGAACTAGTTGTTATGGGAGCAAAGGTTGCGTTGACTAACTATCAACTGCCGTTCGATGCTTCTAAGATGAATAACTTCGATCGCTTCCACGATAAGTACGGCAAATACATTATCACAGCAATGGAAGGTTAATAAAGGCCCTTCGGGGCCTTTTTCAATTATAAAGGAAAAATAATATGGCTGTAAAATCTTGGTATCTAAGTATTGTCAGTTCGGCAACGCACAAACCGGTGTTTCATCAGATGTTTTTTACAGCACCCAAAATGAATGAGTTCATTAAGGAAAATGAACTCGTGGATAAGTATCCAAAACCTGAATTTTATTTTGTCAAAGAAAACTATTGACGAAATGGTAAAAAGACTATATAATAGTAATACACTAACAAAAAAGGATTTGTATGTCAAGTGTAATGAAACAAGAACGTACTAAAAAAGCTGTAGCCACTAAAGAGTATACAGCATCTGAAAAGTCAAAAATTATTGACAAACTAATTACAGCACGAGTAGGTTTACTCTTGCGCCATCCGTTTTTTGGCAACCTAGCTACTCGCCTTAAACTAGTTGATGCGTCAGACTGGTGTTCAACACTCGCTACTGATGGTCGTCACTTCTATTACAATAATGACTTTGTAAACAAACTTAAACCTAAAGAAGCAGAGTTTGGATTCGCGCACGAAGTTCTACACAATGTTTTTGATCACATGGGTCGTCGAGATCATCGTGATCCTTCGTTGTCTAACATTGCCGCTGACTACGCTACTAATCAAATTCTTGTAGATGAGAAGATCGGTGAAGTTCCAAACTTCATGAAGATCTACCAAGACAACAAATACCGCGGCAAAAGCTACGAAGAAATCTACGACGAAATTTACGAGAAGGCAGTTAAAATTGATTTCAGCCAGCTTGGTGAATTGTTAGACGATCACCTCGACGGTGAAGGCGACGACGAGCAAGACGGCGATGGTGAAGGCGACGAGAATGGAGATAAAAAAGGCAAAGGTCGTCCTCGTTTAACTGAAGAAGAAAAGAAAGCTATTAAGGACGAGATCAAAGAAGCAATGGTAGCCGCGGCACAGGCCGCAGGTGCTGGCAGGGTTCCAGCAGGTGTTCAGCGCATGATCCAATCTTTTACTGAGCCTAAAATGGACTGGCGTCAGATGTTACGTATGAATATCCAAAGTATTCTAAAAAGCAATTTTAGTTTTAGTCGTCCTAACCGCAAGTCACAACATTGCGGAGCTATCTTGCCAGGTATGATGAATGAAGAAACTATCGATGTGTCAGTTGCCATTGACATGTCAGGTTCTATCTCGGATAAAATGGCTCGAGACTTCCTAAGCGAAGTTAAAGGTATCATGGACGAATACGTAGACTTCAAACTCGACTTGTGGTGCTTTGACACTGAAGTTTATGGCTACGCAAAATTTACAGGCGATACAGCTGATGAAATTATGAGCTACGAATGTAAGGGTGGTGGTGGCACAGATTTTGATGTAAACTACGAATTTATGAAGGCAGAGGGCATTGAGCCAAAACGCTTCATTATGTTTACTGACGGATATCCTTGCGGAAGCTGGGGAGATGAAAACTACTGCGAAAGTCTGTTTATTATCCACGGAAATGATAGCATAATTTCTCCATTCGGTCAGACCGCGCATTATAAATAAAGTAGGTATATAATGGGATTATCTAAAGGAACAGCCAATCCACTTAACGTCTTAAATATGAGGCGTCTAAAGAGGATTCCGCCAAACTTTACTAAACTCCAGTTAAAGGGGTTCCTTGATATTAAGGAACTTGATAAATGGATTTACCTTAATCTAGACAGTAGATATTGTATCAGAAAATCCACCGTGGTGGTTGATAACAAGCTAACTACTGCTATAGAGATAGGTATTGAGGATGGTAAGGAATTAACAATGCTGTCTTTGGCCTGTCCATTATTACATAAAAACTAAGGAAACAAAATGTCAGAAGAACAAAAAGGACCAGATCTTACTGTAACTGATCTACAAAATCTTAGAGCGATTATCGATGTTGCCGCTACTCGCGGTGCTTTTAAGGCTGCAGAAATGGCCGCAGTTGGGGCAGTGTTTAATAAACTAGACACATTCCTAAATGCTGTTGCTCCTGCCAAAGCACCAGAAGAGGCTGCTTCACAGGCTCAAGAATAATAAGGAAAAATATTATGAAACACGTTGGAAAAATGAAAAACAATGGAGCACGGGTTGCTATTGTTTTTAGAACTTTGCCGGGAGATCCGTTAAGCGCATTAGTCGTGGGGACCAACGGGTTAGGTGATGCGTACCACGACAGCTTAATGAGTATCATCGAGTCCGATCAAGGTCAGCAAGCAAACGAATTAGCCGATATATTATCTGTTCGTAAATTCCCAGACGGTACCGGAATGCTAGAATTCATGCACACTCGAGGAATGTTGAAAAAGGTTCCTACGGAAGGTGTAATTGTTACTCCGGACAATAAGACTCAAGTTCAACTTAACGAGCTCAATGAATTGATTGCTAATCAAAAGGGAGTACCTTTAACAGAACTAGCAGTCAAAGACGGGGCCGAGGAGGAAGTAGTTATCGAAGGAAAAGCACCTCCTACTAAAAACAAGTGGGATAAAGCTCGTGAAGATAAAGCGGCGGCAAAAATTCTTGAAGAAGAAGAAGCGGCAACTCCTTTTCAATTAAGCCCGGCTGAGATGCGCTCTAGGGCAGATGCTCTTTATAAAGAAGCCGCAAGGTTACGCAAAGACGCAGATGAATTAGATCCTCCTAAAAAGAAGGCAAAAGCAGAATCATCCGTAGCATAAAAAAAGGACTCCTAGGAGTCCTTTTTTAATATACCATTACTTCTATAGTCCCAGTTTCGCCATTGAAATCTTGGAGTGCCTTTGCCAGCACCGCATATGGATTTGTTCTATGTCCGTGACGTCTTACTTCAGCATGTCCGGGTACATTAGAGGAAACTAATATATCTCCTCGCTTAACTGGACCGGTTACTTTACAAGGTACTCGACCTTTTAGGGCAATAGCAACACCGCCATCTAAGTCACTATTCATAAGATATGCTGGATTTGTTGAAACAATACCAACTATCATTTCGCTTTCGTATGTACTACAAATAGTGACTTCTTTTTCTCCACCAATTTGTAAAACTGTGCCTGGTTCGTAATCAGCATCTGGCAAATATCTTTCTGCCAAGTCAGCGTACTGTGCCCTGGATGCAACACCAGTAAATGTATTAGCATATACTGTAGCAAATCGGTTTCCTGTTTGACCAATATCTCCGACTCCATTAGTTCCATCTTTTACAATGTTAACTACTGTAGGAGTTCCTATAAACTTGGTCGCTGAAATTTGGTTAGCAACAAAATTACCACTGCTGTCTCTAAAGACTAAAGTATTATTGTAATTTGATACAGCCGATGTCCAAGAACTTGTAGAAGCTAAACTAACTGTAAAAATACCGCCCTCAACTGCTACTTGGCCGCTAATGCCAAATCCAGAAGTGGCACCTGACTGAACATAGTTACCTGTAGTGTCGCTACCTAAAGCGACCGAATTAGTTATAACTGTAGCAGTTAGGGTAAAATTAGACGACCCATCAAATGTAGCACTACCACTTAAATCTCCAGATAGATTCACTGTTCTAGGAGTAGCCCATTTTGTAGCCGAAGTAGAAGAACTTGCGGCAACTACTGTGGCATTCAATGTAACATTACTACTACCGTCGAAAGACACAGTTCCTGATAAATCCTGGCCTAAGGTAATTGTTCTAGCAGTAAGCAGTTTTCTTGCTGTAGTTGCCGTAGATGCTTCTCCAGTTACAGTACCTGAAAATGTTCCGTAAAAATTGTTAGCATATATGTTGTCAAATTTCTTAGTAGCGGATCCGATATTAGTTACCTGTCCGCTAGCAATAGTTGGTAACAAACTTAAACCAGATGCAGCATCAAGATTTAATATGTTATAAAGGGTTCCGCCGACAGTGGCATCAAAACCAATTGTTGTAAGATCAGATGTAATTCTTGGGCCAGTTGCTTGATCGATATATAATTTTAAATTATTTGTATTAATGGACAATCCATTAGCTGAATTGATAAACACATTAGAACTGAATCTTGGATCAGATCTAGTAACATAGTTTCCAGCAGTTTCTCCGCCTAATCGCAAACTATCTGATGATGTTCCCCATAGCATGGGATCTCCGGAGGCAGCTGAAGCAGAAATTCCTGTAGCATCTGTTCCGATAATGTTTATACCTTGTTTAATTCCAGTAAATCCAGTTACAGGAGTCAATGAGCCTATGGTAAATTCATCATTAGAACTAATAGCAACTGTAGAAATAGATGTAGGATCACTGTAGCTTTGAATTTGATGAGATAGAACATAGTGGCTAAACCCGTCTGTGTCTTTAAGGACTACAGGAGTAATCGTAGAATTTCCAGCAAGATCAGAATACTGAGGACCGATTAAAGTATACGCCGATCCGTTGTAGTAATATAATTTTTTCAACGACTCATTATACCAAAAATCACCTGCCCTTAAGGTAGTAGGTTCTGCTTGGCTGCTTTCTAACACGGGAAGACCTTTGAACTCTGTTCCGTTAAAAAACTTTATTTTTTTGTTAGTAGTATCATACCATATTTGCCCCACTAAAGGACTAGTTGGTTGCTTAGAGTTGGCAAAATTTTCTAAAAGTTTAACGAAATTTTGATTAACAACTTGGCCATAACCGGCATAATTTTTTCCAATTAGTGTTAAATCGCAAGCTGATGAACTTACAGAACCATCGTCTACTGAAGTTAATTTTAAACCATTTGTTTTGTTAATAATATATGCCATTTTTTATCCTCTTACTACCATTACTTCAATTATACCGATTTCGCCATCTGCTAATTTACCTAATGATTTTCCAATCAATGTGCCTAATCCATAATTAGAGCACACTTTAGCGTGTCCAGGCATCGAAGAAGTTACTAATAAATCTCCTTTAGAAATAGGTCCAATTGCTTTACACGGTACTCGACCAGCAAGTGCTATACAAACTCTAGTACCTTCTAATTTACTATTCATAATATAAGCCGGATTAGTTGTAACAATTCCTGCTACTGCTTGATCATTAGACATACTAGAGATAGACACATCATGCGTATCTTCTCGAACAATAGAAACTACAGTACCTGGCTCATACTCTATATCAGAGGAGTAATACTCAGCAAGGTCGGCATACGTTGATCGTAGTCTCGATCCAGCAGATAGATTCCAATTGCCGGTAATCGTACCAGTAGTTGAAGTTGATCCAGCATTCAATGTTCGAGTTGTAAAAGTACTACCAGTACCTACAGTCCAATTGCCAATAATAGTTCCGGCTGTGGATGAAGATCCAGCGTTTAGAGAAGTCGTTTTAAACGTTCCTTGAGAAGTATCTAATGTAGATCCTGGTTGTAATATCCAATTACCTGTTATCGTAGCACTATTTGTTGCAAGGCCAGAATTTAAGGATTTACTATAAAATGTTCCGTTTCCAATGTCTATTGAACTGCCGGAATCATATAACCATCTTCCTGTAATAGTACCATTAACAGTACTGCCGCCTGTCGATATTATTTTAGAATAAATTGTTCCATTTGTTACATCTAACACACCAGTGTCAAATTTTAATCCACTAGTACCCAGTAGACTCCATGCTCCGGTAATGGTTGCTGTTGTTGCTGCACTACCAGCATTTAATGATCTAGATTTGAAAGAAGCCTGAGAAGCATCAAGTTGACTACCTGAGTATAGCGACCAGTTTCCAGTAATTATGCCAGCAGTTGATATATCTCCACTAGTTATTTCCTTAGTTTTTACAGAACCTGATGTAATATTAACATCACCGGTTTGTAAAGTTAAACTGCCTGTTTCAAAAGTTAAAGAACTATCGTCGGTAAATTTCCAAGCACCTGTAATTGTACCAGTTGTAGTAGCATACCCTGCTGACAGCGTGTCTGTTTTAAATGTTCCTTGGGTAGCATCTATAGTGCTATTGCCATCTAATGTCCATTGCCCGATAATGTCGCCAGTCGATGCGCTACCACCAGCATTGATAGCTTTTGCGAAAACACTACTCCATCTGGCATTATTAGCACCTAGGGCAATTCCACCGTCTGTAGCAGGAGAAATTTTACTACTAGCACCTAGAACAAATTGCCCGGTCATATTCACGGAAGATATACTTGTTCCCCCTGAAATTTCGCTTGTAAAAACTTTTGAAAATTTATTATTTGCGCTGCCTAATACTGTTGTACCGTAAGGAAGTATATTGCTAGCTTTAATCACAAGATCACTAAGAGAATCAAGTACTAAGTTACTTGATGTAGTATAAATTCTTGACGAAGCAATTGAAATACCTTCAGTATTATTAAATGTCCAACTTCCGGTAATCGTTTCGTTTCCAGTATTTGCCGCATATGGAGTATCAGTAGAAACACTAGATCCGGTTCTAAAAGTCATACCGTTGCCGACCTGTGTTATACCTACTGAATAAATTGCTTCTGTAGACTTAACATTAAAAGAATCTGCCGAGATAACACCGACTATATTTCCATTTGTGTACATTATAATACAGGCATGGGCAGTAGAACTAGAATCTAAAATTGAAGCAGATTTCATCTGTGTTTCAGCAAAGCCAGAAACCTTTGAAGGACCAATTAAAGAATATGTGGAAGCATTTTTTACATAAAGTTGTTCGTTATCTGTATCAAACCAAAGATCGCCAAGTTGGGAGTAGCCTGGTTCAGTATCTTGGAGAGCAATCACTGAGAAAATTTTCCACTGTGTTCCGTCCCAAACTTTAGGTTTCATTACAGAAACATTTTTATCAAACCAAATTTGTCCTTGAAGTTTGTTAACTGGAGCATTTTGTCCGGCGAAATTTTCTAGCAAGAATAGAAAATTTTCATTTTGGATTTCACCATAACCGGTAACATCTTTGCCTACAAAATTTAGACTTGAAGATAACTGTCTATCGACTACTCCGTCTTCGATAGTTGTAAATGATCGTCCGTCAAAATTGTTTAAACTATAAGGCATCTAGGTCTCCGTTATGCTAATCTAATAATCCAAGAACCGTATGTACTTGTATCAGCTGTGTCAAAAGCAGTTGTTACATCAACTGTCATATCATTAATATTTGTTCCTGTTCCCCAACTTGTAATTATACCTTGTAAGAAATTAACTTGGGTATCTGTTTCTCTGATAATAACACTAGTACCGGTACTGTCAAACGCTGTTTTCTTATTATTTACAGTAAATGTTTTGACCCCAGTTGTGATAGTTGCCGTACTATTAGATATCATATAGTTAATGTCGACATCGTTAACAAATGTCCAATATCCATTATCGACTACAAATAATTTCACTGTTCTCGTGATTGTTGGAGGAGGAGGAGTAATTGTTACATTACCAGCCAAGTCAAAATCAGTAACAACTAGTGTAGATGTATTCGAAACTGTACTAATATAAGAAGATACTGTATTAGACGAAGTAAATGCCACGTTAGTAACATAGTTTATTAAAGTTTTAATGGTAGATGTGTTAAGATTACTTAATACATACGTTGCAGTATTTTGAGTATACCTTGTACATAATACTGTACATCTAGATCCAGTTGGTTGAGCATAATAGGGATTGCCATAACCGTCTACAGGAATTGCTAAATCTAAATAAGCAATAATTTCATCGTTAATGTTTTGAAAATCAGTAATGTCAAGGCTTAGTGTGTAGGGTTTTCTACCTACGTATCCGCCCAACGATAGTGCTATTTTATCTTCAAAATATTGCTTAGTGACAGCAGTAGTACCGACGTCAGTGTCCTCTGTTGCCCCCATTCCAATAATTTTAGCTGTAGTTGTTGTTCCGGCAATAACAGTTGTTAGATTAACAAACCCTGTACCTGGTACTAAATTTAAATCAGTGAATGCCGCAGATTGAATGTAATTACTTGTTAGTGTAAGATTTGTTACGGTTAACAAAGACAACGTTGGCAGATTAGTTAATCCCGGAGCACTTAAAACCCTAGCACCTAATCTATAATATGTCGGCTGATTCGGATCTCTTTCAATGACCGAATCACCATCTATTCTATAACTCGAGGTATTAGATACATTATTGATATTATAACTAATATTTGATTCCCAAGCCTGCTGATTCCTACTGTATAATAATGTGTGGTTTGTTGTTCCACGAAGAATGATACCGCCGCCATCTGCTAATACGTTAGTAGCAGTAACTCCGTTAGTAACACCTAACTCAATATTCTTATCGTTAACCAACAATGTTGTAGACTCAATATAACTTTGTGTCCCCATAACATCTAAGTTACCTCTAATTACAACGTTGCCTGCTAGATCAATATCTTCTTGAGGATCACCTGTTAGTATACCTACTCTATCATTAACTGAATCGATATGAACGCCAATGGCCCCTGTTCCTTGAGATACACTATTGTATCTTAATTCTAGTGCCTCGCCTTGAACCGCTCCAAGTATGATACTAGTAGCGGTGTATATGGTATTTCTAACATATAAAACAATATTGGATGCTGTGCCAATTTCCAAACCATCATTGTTAACAATGGCCAAAGACCCTGTTGTCTCTTGGTACTGATTGTTTAATATGAATGAATTTGTATTAAGTCCACCGGCAATCGAGTCAGCACTTGTAGCTGTTCCATAAAATTTAATTCCAGGAATAGTTGGATTTAGTGTAACTCCAGGATATAATGTAGTAACTGTAGCAGTAAAAATATAAAATCCAGCTTCCGGATTAAAATCAATTTGACTATCAGTCATGGCAGCTATTGCTTGACCATTAGAATAATATATAGATAGAGGGATATCGCTGTTTGTTATATCGGCAAAGTTTTCTACTAACCATCCCTCTTTACCAGTAGCATCTGAATAGTTTTTTCCTGCGTTGATCCAATTGGCACCATCGTACCATTTTAAAATCTGGGCTGTTGTGTCAAGCCACATGTCCCCACGAACAGATCCGGCAGGTTCAACATTGCTTACTGTTGGACCGCCAACAGGTTTAAATGTTCCTGTATTATATACTTTTAATCTGCCTTCGGAGGTGTCAAACCAAGTTTGACCAACTACCGGTGATGTAGGCTCGACCAAGTTAGCAAAATTTTCTAATAAATGGACAAAATTAGTATTAAAGTAAGCCCCGTAGTTATTAGTGTTCTTTCCAACTAAGGTTAAACTTGTAGAAACCTCGTCAATAGATTGATCCGCAATTACTGCTAAAGTTTTTCCGTTTGTAAATGTAATTGTGTATGACATAAGTTTAGGTCTTTATTATATAGTTAATGGCCAAATACGGATTCATCACGTTTGTAATAGTGCCTGAAACAGTTCCGCCAGCGCCTGCTGTACTAGTAGTAATAGTGGCAACTGCTGAGCCGCCTGAGACAACACCATTAAGAGCGTCTGTAAAAGCAGTCTCAGGAGGAGTATCGGCACTAGGCACCCGAAAGGCTTTGCCCAGGCTACTTGACGATTCGTTATCCATATCGTCAAATCCGATCATCATCCTTCCGCGCAAATCTGGCAATTTGAATTGATTAGTTAATGATGTTTTTCCGTAAGTATAACCGATAGCAGTATATAGGTAAGGATAATCATTTTTAGTTACGATAGATCCGTCACAGAACAGCCAACCACTAGGTGGATTTATTCCGGCATAGGAAATAATCGATCCTGACGGTACAAGGCTTCCTACGCCGCCCGGAGCACCAGAACCTTGATAGTTAATTTCTTTTAAGAAATTTCGTTTAGTAATTTTGTTAAGACCGGTTACTGGAGTCCCCCAATTTACAGAAGGATCTAGTCTTGATCTATTAGCAGAATCAGTAAATCCTGTAATGTTACCAGTACCACTAATACTTGAAACTTTAATTGTAATATCGTTAGTAGGGGTTGCGCCGCCTAAGAGAGCACCGCTAATTTTTACAACTGAACCAACTATATACCCGGAACCAGCATCTTCAATTCCGTCGTCGATAGTATCACCAATTACATAAGCACCACCTCTTCGATACACGTTAAAAGTAGCACCACTACCTCTATTGGCGGTTGTATCCCTAGCAAAATAGTAAGCATCTTGAACAGCGATTAACATTACATCGGCGTCAGCTGATGCGGATGCAGATGGTTTAGAAATAAGAGCCGATGCTTGAATTTCAGTTACAAAGTTTTTAGCATCGCCAAGACCACCATAAGAAATTCCAGAACTTGCTACATCACCTGACATGGTAAATGATGCTGTACTGCTTAATTGACTAGCATACAAGGCTGTTCCTTGTAAACTGCCGACAAACTGTGCGGCATAAATTGAAGCAAACTGTGTTGAGCTTGTTCCAATATTGTACTTTATATTAGTTAACGGATTGATAATCGTTTTAGGATTCAATAAAGAACTGTCGGAAGATTTACCTATTAAGATAGAATCTTGGAAAGTAGCGGTACTACTAAAAGTTGATGTACTTGCCAAGCTAATAGATTTTCCAAAAACCGCAGATCCGGCAATAGTTAATACGCTGGTCGGGGATGATAAGGTTACATTTTTAGCAATGGTTATTGATCCGTTAACATCTAAGTCTACAGCAACTGCCGGAACCGAATTGGCATTTCCTATAGTTACTTTTTTATTTCCGCCAATAGTATCAGCATCGCCGCCGTATATAGCTAAAATATCATTATAGCTCTGATTGTTTAAAATTTGAAATTTAAATCTACTGCCAGCAACTGAGCTAACAAACGTGTTATTAAAAGTAGTATCTTTCTTAATTTGGAAGGAAGGATCAGTTCCAATAGTAAGACCTTGTCTCACGTTAAGTGTACCATTAACTGAACTGTCAATATCGTTTCTTAAGAAAGAATTGGCAGTAACATAAGTTTTAGTTGGAACTGTTACCAACAAATTCTGAGCTGCCAACGCAGTTCCGTTATACAGCGATGAATTAGCAGACGTTAAATTGTTTCCTGCTTTTAAAGCTTCAAATCCTTCAATCTTTTGTTGAGGAATAAACGATTCAGAAGTTATTATTTCTATAACTTGGTCGTCTACATAATTCTTTACGATCTTATGACTAGTACCAAAGATGTCAGTAACTTCATCTGGGTAGCTACCTGTCTTTAATATACTGCTGTATGAAGGGCCTACTAAAATCCAATTATTCCCATCTAATGTTAGACTTAGTTGAGCTTTAGAAATGTCTACCCAAACATCACCAGGGGCGGCGCCACTTGGTTTAGATTCTTGTTGATACAGTCCGTTAATAGGTTTCCAGTTTGCGCCTGCTGCAGTACCGTCATTAATCCTTAATTTTTTATTTGTCGAGTCGCTTGTATCAAACCATAATTGACCTTCGATAGGATTATTAGGAGGACTGCCGCTGGAATGATTTTCTAGTAGATGTAAGAAATTTGTAGAAAGTGCCTGAGCATAACTAGAAGCATTCTTACCAACAAAAATTAAACTTGTTTGATCAACGTTTAACTTATTATCTTCAACTGATAAGGAACTACTAAACTTTGTTGGATCAGAAAAATAAATCGTATAAGACATTATTATGCTCCTGTTCCGCTAATACTTTGAATCCTAACAGTATAATCAATTTGAATCATTCTGTTTAGACTTTTCTGAACAGGGTGAAATATTACGTGGGTAAGTAATAGCTCACCACCAGAAATATCATACCCCACTAATCCTAATTCGTCAAATACATATTCTCCGTCAAGATTAGAACTATTGTCAAACGCCAGTTGTCCACTAGGTTCACCGAAGTCTAACAAACAGCTAATTAGTAAATCACTGTAAGTATTTCCGATTAAATGTCTAGTTTCCATAAAATTTCTTGTCGGATCTAAGTTCGCTGCACTTGCTGAATCGACAGATTTTTCATAAGTTTGATTATATAGTGTAGCATTTTGGCCAATGGTATTTGGTGTTAGATATGTAATAATTCCAGTTGGGTCAACACGACTACCGCCGTTGCCAAATGCCATTTTACTAACCCATCCGTATCCTTGATTTCCTACACTGTTAACTAGTGCTAGGCTAAAATTTTCATAATGAATAGCATTACGCTTGTCTACAAAAACTTCCTTAGTTTGTGGATCGAAAATTTTGATATGGCCTTGAAGCCCTATCGCGCCAATTTCGTCTGGCGTTTTTTCCTGCTGTACTTGATCTGGTTTATTTTGTTCTTGCATGTTCGTACTTATCCATTATTAAACTATGAAAATAGTATTACCCATAGTTGAGTGTGAGGTACACTGATAGTAAAGTGTACCAGGAGCATTCATCGGAACAACAAAAGTCGTTGTGCCTGTACTACTTCCGGTAACTCCGTTTGTATAGGCAGCTCCGCCATTATTAACTCTAATTTGAAACGGATGAGATGCTCCGGCAGTATTTGTAAATGCATAAGTATGACCTTTATACAAATATAATACAGGGTCGTTTGTATTACCTGTTACAATACCCGGGCCGCTAAAAACCCAATCAGCAGTTCCGCTACTTGCCAAAGACCAACTGATCGCAAACGTTCCAGTCGCACCAGTCGCACCAACGCCGGTAGCGCCTTGAGGACCAGTGGCACCATCAGGACCAGTGGCGCCTTGTATTCCAGTAGCGCCTGTAGGACCTGTGGCACCTTCTGGTCCTGTAGCACCTCCAGGAGTTCCTTGTTCGCCGGTGGCACCTATTTCTCCAGTAGCACCTGTTATACCAGTTGCTCCGAGTCCAGTAGCGCCTGTGGCACCGGCGCCTGTGGCACCATCAGGGCCAGTAGCGCCTGTAGGGCCAGTAGCGCCTGTAGGGCCAGTGGCGCCAAGGGGACCGATATCACCCGTTCTAGCAAAAGTTAAAATAACATTTGCTTGATTGTCAAATCGAATTGTTCCGTCAACGAACGCACAAGTGACTATAAAATATCCGCTATCTTCGCTTAACGCGGTGATAGTAAAGATAGCGTATGTGGTAGGATTATCTCTAAGACCAATTCTAAAATGTCCTTTTAAAGGACTGGTACTGTCATCGATAGTTCTTAAAAAACTAGTTAAATTTACACCGGCAGCATCATTAATATCGATATACATTTCATTGGCGGCTGTAAGATCCCCGTCATTAAACGCAACTTTTCCTGTTCCCGGATCTTGATCAGTTGTTGACCCAGAAAACGTATAGTTAACTGTGATACCGCCAAAGCCGCCCGTTAATCCAGTAGAACCTTGCGGACCAGTAGAGCCTTTAGATGTAAACAAATACCATTTGTTAGAAACTCCTGGAAGTTCTCCGCCAGTTGCTCCAGCAGATACATACGTGTTTCCATCAGAATATGTGACTACATCATATGGGATGTATGTTCCTGCGCTCCAAGAGCCCTTATACTGAAACCCTTGGCCACTTGCGCCAGTTGGACCAGTAGAACCTGTAGCGCCGGTGCCAGTAGCACCTGTAGCACCTCTTGGTCCAGTAGCACCGCCGGGATCTCCTTGTGGGCCTGTAGCACCATCTGCGCCTGTAGCGCCTGTTGCGCCAGATCCGGTAGCACCTGTCGACCCTTGATATCCTTGAGAACCAATATCTCCCTGAAGACCGGTTGCTCCCACAGGGCCTGTTGCGCCAGCTTGTCCTGTTGCGCCGTCTACTCCATTAGCACCGGCTTGTCCAGTAGCACCTGCTTGTCCAGTAGCGCCGTCTTGTCCAGTAGCGCCGTCTAAGCCATTTGTGCCGTCTGCGCCGCTAAGTCCCGTAGCACCCCTCGGGCCAGTAGCACCAGTAGAGCCGGGATCGCCGTCCACTCCATTTAATCCAGAATCACCTGTAGCACCCGTTAATCCAGTTGATCCCTGAAGACCTGTGCTTCCCGTGGACCCTAGTCCGGTTGCGCCAATAGGACCTTGAATTCCTGTTGCGCCTTGAGCAGATTCTTGAATTTGTGTTTTAAAAACAGAAAATGGTACTTTATAGTTGAGCCCGTCGGCGACAACTGGAAAAACCGTAGCGTCTGTTACGGTGGATAGTGATGTAAGTGCTGAAATCTTTGCCATATTATTGACCTATTAAAGGATCTCCTGTTTCGCTGTCTAATGTATCGCCAACTTCAAGTACGATATACTGATCTGTGTCTACGTTCTGACCATAGTAGTATTTATCTGGTACAAAAGATGGCATCTCTAACAAGAAATTAATCTGTTCAACACTCCTCTTATGTAGGTCGCTAAACTCAAAACCTACCTGATTAACTGTTTTAGATATAACTTTAATTTCAGAATTTACTATTGGTAGGAAATCTAATATTAGTGTATTAGTTCCCGTAATGCTAAATTCTGGTAATTTAGTTACATTGCTCAGTTGTGCGTTACTATTTAATTCATCTGAATCATAAGCAACTGTTGTATCTGTTACCGTGAACACAGTTTCGGGTTTACGCAACCTGCGTCCTTGATAATAAACATCAATTTCATTGTAGGATAATCCGCTTATCTTGCTGACAGAATAAGTAGACGTTCCTACGGAAGAATTATCATAAACTGCCCAGAATGAAGCAGTTGTTTGCCAAACTGTTTGTTTTTGTGTGACAGGAATAGTTTGTACAACACCTTGATCGATGACTAACGAGCTTTCTTTATGTACAGATTTAATGCCTGTGCCCAAGGTTCCTCTTCTAATTTGAATTAACTTATTACCAGAAATCCCCATAAACTCAATACGCTCACCGTCAATTAAAATAACGCCAGGGCGGTATCTTGACTGATCAGGTTGAGATAACGCTTCAGCATCTTCAACAGTAATCGTTGTATCTGTAGCAAGTAAATCAGTTGCTAATCTTGTAGAATAATATTGACTCAATCTCTTATAATGAGTCCTTCCAATATTGTCTTGGAACATTCTGTAGCCAATTAAAGAACTGTTGACTTGATCAGTTACGCTCATTATTACCACGCTATCAGTTGATTCTAAGTGATATGTATCTTTTAATATAACAGTCTTAAGATCCCTATCAAGTTTATAATCAAAGTCTCTAACTAGAGGAATTCCGTTAACTTCGACCCATACATATTCAATGCTTAACACGGGTCTAGTTAATTTAAATTGTCCAGATCCTGTACCTTTAAATCTTTCTCTTCTAAACAAGGAATTATCGTGA